ATCATCCATGTATTACAGGATGAGGGATTGTTGACAGTGAAGCCCCATAAGTTCAACTCGATTCGGATTGTTAAGAAACAAGAGGATCTGGGTTTATGACGCTTCTGACAAAGAATGAGATTGCGGATTACGAATCATTGATCCCAATGGTGGGTCTGGATGAGCGCAGGAAAATCCAACAGCTATTGGAGCTGGACAAGGTGGAGAGATGCCATGAATCCTTTATCTTTTTTGTGTCACAAATGTGGGATGGGTTTATCTCGGGTAAACACCATCAGATCATGGCAGATGCGTTTGAACGTGTGGCAAAAGGGGAGTTGAGAAGGTTAATCATCAACATGCCACCTAGGCATACCAAGTCAGAGTTTGCGTCTTATTTGCTTCCTGCGTGGTTTCTGGGGATACATCCCGGGAAAAAAATCATTCAGACCGCCCACACCGCAGAATTGGCTGTAGGTTTTGGCCGTAAGGTGAGGAATCTTGTTCAGTCCCCTGTATATGAGAAGGTTTTCTCTACAAAGTTGTCGTCGGATTCTAAGGCTGCCGGGCGATGGAACACAAATTCCGGAGGCGACTACTTCGCTATTGGTGTCGGCGGAGCGGTAACAGGTAAGGGCGCAGATCTTTTGATCATTGACGACCCGCATTCTGAACAAGAAGCCAAGCAAAACAACCCCGCAGTCTATGACAATGTGTATGAATGGTACACATCCGGCCCTAGGCAGCGTTTACAGCCGGGCGGGAGCATCATCATCGTGATGACCCGATGGGCGAAGAGAGATTTAACGGGACAAATCCTAAAAAACAGCGAAAAAGACGGTGTAGATGGCTGGGAAGTGATTGAATTTCCAGCAATTCTTCCGTCCGGAACGCCTCTTTGGCCCGGATTTTGGAAGAAAGAAGAGCTTGAGGCGATTAAAGCCGAGATTCCAACCTCAAAATGGAATGCGCAGTACCAACAAAACCCCACATCCGAAGAGGGCGCGATTATTAAGCGGGAATACTGGCGCATGTGGCAGGAGCCAAGGCCACCTGCATGTGATTTTGTCATTCAGTCTTGGGATACCGCCTTTGAAAAGAACAATCGCGCTGACTATTCTGCTTTGACCATTTGGGGTGTCTTTCAGCACCCGGATGATAAAGGAAACTATAAAACAAACATTATTGTTTTAGATTCCTTTAAAAAGAGGATGGAATTTCCGGAACTCAAGGCTGCTGCCTTGCAGTATTACAAGGAATGGAACCCGGATTTGGTGTTAATTGAGAAGAAAGCTGCCGGGGCCCCGCTGATTTATGAGCTTAAAAACATTGGAGTACCCATTCAGGAGTACACACCAAGCAAAGGAAGCGATAAGATTGCGCGTGTAAACGCCGTATCTCCGCTTTTTGAAGCTGGGATTGTGTGGTGTCCTGATACCCGATGGGCAGATGAACTGATGGAGGAATGTGCCTCCTTCCCTAACGGAGACCATGATGACTTGGTTGACTCCACATCACAGGCAATTTTAAGGTTTAGGCATGGCGGTCTTGTAACCGTGCCAAGTGATGAGCCGGATGAACCCCAGATTTTCAGGGGACGCAGATCTGAACGTTTTTACACGGTGTAAACATGATTAAAAACAAATGTTGGCTTTATGAATCCGAGTTGACCCAAGAGTTTTGTGATTTTGTCATAAACAGTGTGGATTGGGACAAGCATGAGGATGGGCTTGTGGCAACTAAAAAAACAAAAGATCCAGAGAAGAGGGTGACGGACGTAGTTTGGCAGAGTAAATATTCACCTATTGGGTGTGTTGCCCAAACTTATATCTCAGACACGAATGTGAAGGCAGAGTGGAATTTTGTTTTGAGTTATCTGCAAGAGATGCAGTTAAGTAAATACTTGGCTGAGGATGGCGGTCATTATGACTGGCACATAGATGGCACAGAACCCGAAGATGGTATGCAGCGCAAGCTGTCTATCAGTATTCTGCTAAACGACCCGCTGGAGTTTGAGGGTGGCGAGCTACAGATTAAAGGCGTAGATAGTAAAAATATTTTGACCAAGCGGGGCAGCATTGTGGTGTTTCCCTCTTATTTGGAGCATAGGGTAACCCCTGTTACTTGGGGTGTTAGGTATTCGGCAGTCACTTGGGCTATTGGCCCCGCATTTAGATAGGAAACAATATGTTAGATAAATCTCTTTACCAAGCGCCCGTAGGCTTAGATGAGCTTGAGAATCCCCCTATAGAAATTGAAATCGAAGACCCAGAGGAGGTCAAGATTGGAATTGGTGATCTGGTCATTGATCTCATGCCACAACCCGAAACCGAAGAAGATTTTGATGCCAATCTTGCGGAATACATTGATGACGATGTCCTGCAAAGCATTTCAGAAGATTTGGTTGGTGATTTTGACAAAGATGTCATGGATCGTAAGGAGTGGATGCAGACCTATGTAGAGGGCCTAAAACTTCTAGGTCTTCGGTATGAGGAGAGGACTGATCCTTGGCAAGGAGCCTGTGGGGTGTTTCATCCCATGTTAACGGAGTCGGTTGTAAGGTTTCAGTCAGAAGGGATTATGGAGACCTTCCCTGCTGCCGGGCCGGTCAAAACCCAGATTATTGGCAAAGACACCCCCGAGGTTGAGGATGCAGCCACCCGAGTTCGGGAAGATATGAACTATCAACTGACAGAGGTGATGTCTGAGTATCGACCAGAACATGAAAAACTGTTGTGGAATTTACCCATCGCAGGTTCTGCTTTTAAGAAGATTTACTTCGACCCCAGCATCGGTCGGCAGAAGGCTGTTTTTATTCCCGCAGAAGACATTGTTGTCCCCTACGGAGAGTCGGAGATTGAAAGTTCACCCCGTGTTACACATGTGATGCGGAAAAATGAAAACGAAATCCGCAAACTTCAGGAGGCCGGCTTCTACAAGGATGTGGAGCTTGGTGATCCGTACCATGAATTAGATGATATCGAGAAACAAAAAGCAGAAGAGATGGGTATTTCTGCTATCCAAGATGATCGCTATCGCATCCTAGAGATGCACATTGATCTGGATTTGGAGGGTTTTGAGCACAAAAACAAGAAAGGCGAGAAGACGGGTATTGCTCTTCCCTATGTGGTGACCATTGAGAAGGGAACCAGAACCGTCCTAGCCGTGCGCCGCAATTGGTATGAGGGCGATGAGTTGCACATGAAGCGCCAGCATTTTGTGCATTACCAATACATCCCCGGATTTGGTTTCTATGGGTACGGTTTGATTCACCTAATTGGTGGATATGCCAAGTCCGCCACTATGTTGATCCGCCAGCTGGTGGACGCAGGAACATTAAGTAACCTGCCCGGCGGCTTGAAATCTAGGGGTCTGCGCATCAAGGGAGATGACACCCCCATACAGCCCGGCGAATTTAGGGACGTAGATGTGCCTTCCGGATCGATCCGTGACAACATTTTACCACTTCCATACAAGGAGCCGAGCCAAGTTTTGTTTGCCCTGTTCCAAAACATTGTGCAGGAAGGTCGGCAGTTTGCGTCCGCCGGAGACATGAAAGTTTCCGACATGTCCAGCCAAGCGCCCGTAGGTACAACATTAGCCATCTTGGAAAGAACTCTCAAGGTAATGGGCGCAGTTCAGGCCCGTATGCATTACAGCATGAGGCAAGAGTTTAAACTGCTTAAAGCCATCATTGCCGACTACACCCCAGAGGAATATGACTACCAACCCGAAGAAGGAAGCCGTAAAGCCAAACAGAGCGATTACAGTTTAGTAGATGTAATCCCCGTATCCGATCCCAACGCAGCCACAATGGCTCAGAAGATTGTCCAGTACCAAGCGGTATTCCAATTGGCCCAATCTTCCCCGCAGTTCTACAACATGCCTCTTCTGCATAGGCAGATGATTGAGGTTCTTGGGGTCAAGAATGCATCCAAGTTAGTTCCAGTTGAAGACGACATGGTTGCGACCGACCCCGTCAGCGAAAATCAAAACCTATTAATTGGAAAGCCCGTCAAAGCTTTTATTGAGCAAAACCATGAAGCTCACATTCAAGTTCACATGTCGGCCATCCAAAATCCCAAGATTCAGCAATTGATGCAGATGAACCCGCAAGCCCAAGCCATTATGGCGGCTGCGATGAATCATATCAACGAGCACATTGCTTTGGAATACCGCCGGCAAGTTCAAGAAGCAATGGGATTGATTATTCCTGACGAGGAG